AGCTGACACAGACAAAAGGCTTGATACTGTTGTGCCGTTGTAAATCACATACGCATAGTACCAAGTCGTTGTAGCCTCGCTGCCGGTATCAAGTCCATTCGCACCGCTTGCGGTAATATCAGCCGTTAGATTTACACTGGATGCCTGATAGGTATTTGTTCCGTCTGTAAGCACCACTCCGTCAGCATCTATATCTACTGTAGTAGCAGATGCTCTTAATACAACTAAACCCGAATACGAACCTACCCCCACAGTCGGGCTGGAAGTTACAGCAGCCCACTTCATACCTGTTGCTTCACCAGAGTCAGCAGTTAATACATGGTTGTCAGAGCCTACTCCAAGCCTTGTATTGTTAGACGAATTACGCGCTACAATATCGCCTTTGGTTGTAACAGGGGATAAGTTATCAAACCCTGCTGTAGCTGTACTTCCACCTGTTCCACCTTCTGCTACAGGTAAATCACCCGTTACGTCTGAGGTAAGATCAATTGAACCACGGGTTATAACTTGACCGGATATAGTTATATAGTCAGGTGTACCTGTTAAAGTAACATCCGTTGAGTTGTCCGTACCTGCGGCATCTACGCCTATACTTGTGCGAAGGGTTGCTCCGCTTTCAGCAACAGGGTCAGTAGTGCCATCGCCTACTATCATCTCGCCATCTGCGAGAACCGCCATAGCTGTAACAGCTCCCGTACCTGATCCTAGTAGTACCCCACCATTAGTGAGGCTTGAAACACCGGTACCACCCTCGGTTACAGGCAAGTCTCCTGTAACGTCTGCTGTGAGGTCTACTTGGTTGCGTGTCAGTACCTGCCCACTCAAAGTTATGTAGTCAGGGGTTCCTGCAAGGGTTACATCAGTCGAGTTATCTGTGCCAGCAGCGTCTACTCCAAGACTTGTTCTAGCTGTGGCTCCACTCTCCTCAACGAAATTGGTTCCATCACCTACAAGGATGTTTCCATCAGTGGGAGTGAACCCTAGGTTATCTAGGTTAAGTTGAGAGACTGTAGCCTTCTTGGAACTCTCATTGGTTGCCTGTTGGATGATTATCCTATCAGTTCCAGCTACTGTACTCGCATCGGCTAATTCATCTATAGTTGGCATTTAGGATACCTTAAACGGTGCTTGACCGCCTCCAATTATTGTTAAACCATCGTTGTTAACCAATAGGCCTAGATCTATGAATATATCAGTGTCCCTTGGTCGTGCGTCTTCTACCTTTTGTCTGTCTTTCACAGACCTTACAAAGTCTTGAGGTTGCCTTGCTTCATAGTCTTTAGTACAAACCCGAAGACCATTCCATTCTTTACGAGTATCAGAAAACCGCACCTTGAACCCACAGCGGTCACATATGCACCAATGGTCTCCTGCTACGTATTTCCAATCTCCACCTATAGTCACCTTTTTTCCCTTTTTAACGCCTTGTCAAAGGAGTCTGCATCTATGACCATTAAGCTTGTTTGTATCTGCCAGAGATAATTATAGTACCCTTATCAGCAGACCCAAGTCCTATCGTAGTGAACAGAATATCTCCTGTAAACCCTGTACCTTTAGGATTCTGTAAACCACCAAAGTGCTTAAAGCTATGGACAGAAGGATTCTCGGAAAGAACAAATGCCTGTGTATTGGCAGAAGCATCCCAAAGAAGTTCTGCCGTAAAGCCTTCAAGGTTAGACTGAATCTTGTCAATTACAGCGGTGCCTCCTGAAGGGCCGTTGTTTGCACTGTAATCAAGAAATACAGTAGCCGTTTCCTCACCGGAAGCATCACCTGTTATATTAACCCTATGTTCAAAGATGCGGCTGCCATCCACCATCTGAGTGAGGGTGACTGTATTGGCCATACCTAACGCTCCTTAGCGACAAATATATAATCAATACTCATACTCTGAGCAACATCTTCACCATTCTGCACACCAAAGGAAATCGTAAGTTCCTCATCGTCAGGCAAGTTGGTTGTAGCTAGAGTCGTTATCTTCGCATCATTGAGAAAACCCTGAACCTCATCCTTACCATTGTAGTAGAATCCTACCTGAACATAAGTGTCATCAGCAAGAGTCGCTACTGTGCCAGAAGAAGTAGAGGAATCCTTGGTTACATTGAGAGAAAGCGTACCGGCTTCATCTGAACTCTGGAAATAAACACCATCAGTGACTGCCAGTGGAGTCGTGTCAGTAATCTGCAACCCCATTACAATGTCTACCTGGTCGGCATCATTTACCTTGAATCGAGATTTGAAGAACAATTTCTTGCCTGATTCAAACTTGAAAGTCTCTCTTACAGCAGCGTTTGTTCCACCTTTAAACTGTAGAAAGTCACAATCATCTTCGTCAGCAGCATTGGTTAGTACCAATACGCCACCATCTTCGCTGCCTACAGCTTCTGTAGCAGAACCTGTGCCAGCTTCAGTTGTAGTTATAACCCAATCGGCAAGGTCATATTCATCAAAGTCATTCATGTACTGATGCCATCTTGTGGGATCAGGGACACCTAAATTACCGGTATCATCAGTTTTTTTTGTGTTGGTGAGTCCACCTTTAAAGCGAGAAACAGACATAATAGTCTCCTAAGACGTTCTTAAATGAACGCTAGGGGCCGAAGCCCCGTAGCGTCTTAGTTTAAAGCGATATAACCCATCGTTTAAAAAGGTCAGGCGCCCTGCGAACCGAAGATGCCCCGTGGATTTGTCCATCCGAAACTGTAACGCTCTGTACTTTTGTACTTAGCATTCTCAGTGTCGAAATCGTTATCCATCTGAAGCTCCTGCGCCCTGCGCTGGAACATTTTCACACCTTCAGGGCAATTGGTAAGAATAAACCATGCGTCTGCATCAGACAGATAATGATTCATCTTGTAACCTTTAGGTATGGATTTGCGACTTTTCAAAGCATTTATTGCATTGTTGGCAGAATCGTTCTGGAGGGTGGAACCGAGAATTCTCTCAGCTTCAAACTCAAGCTCGACAGGGATGATAAGGCATTCAGGTTTAATAGCCACCTGAAGACCACGCTCGTCCTTCAACTTGCCAATATCAATGATAGCCTGTTCAACAGCACTCTCAGAAAGGTCAGCGGCAGTTGCCAGTTCGTTACGGAATGTTCCACCGTTTTTAAGCAGATGAGCGGTAGAACACATCTCAACGCCGTCACCACCTGTATAAGAACTATTGAAAGCCCTGTTATACACGTTAGCGGCTACATTTTCTTTAGTCGTCCTCATTGAGAATGCTAAAGCCTTGGAACGGGACTCGATGACATTATACTGGTCATCTTCGTACATCTCACGAGTAACCTGAAAACCCAACCCATACACTACGTTGTTGTAGCGAGAGATGAATCCCTGCTCGGTGTTATCGTAAGCAATTCCTTTTCCTTCAGTCTTTTTCTGGGCAAGACCAAAACCCATGATTCCGACATCCTCTTCATAGGTCTTATCGGATTTACCCTGCTCGAAGAGATCTTTCCACTCCTCGTCCCAGTCGTTATACCTCTGCTGATACCATGTGTTAACACCAGGCCAGAGGGCTTTAGCAAAACTGCCAGTAGTTGTAACAGCCATTTAAACCTCCTTTATACGCCAGCGGTGCCAGTATGGCTACCAAGCTGATGGTTATTGATTTTCACAGACCATCGTGCATTCGTTCCGATTGCATTGTCGGGGCGTTGCACCAAGCCTGTGATTTTAAGTTGAAGAGTGGCAGTAGTCGTAGCTGAAGAAGCATCAAGCTCCATAGCAGACTTGCCGGTTGTAGTATTACCTGTACCAACAACTATATCAGCGTTCTGACCAACATTTACAGCAGCAAGGTCGCCGCCTACTGAGTCGTCCTGAATCTCATATTCGGTCATTGGGTCTACATTGACGAGAACATATGTAGCTGTAGAAGCTGCTCTGTACACGTTACGCAGATTATCGGAAGTATTAGAAGTAAAAGGAAGGGGTTCAATACCCACAATCACACCAAGGATGGGATTGGTAGCGGCTGCCTGAGCAACCGTAGCAACACCATCCGCATCAGCACCACCAGCCGACTTCACCGCATCACCAACAAACGTATTGGTAGAATCAGAGGCAGGGATAAAAAATCTCTGAACCTGACCATTATGAGGAGAAGAAGCGTAGCTACCGACAGGTATAAGCCCATTAGGGCGATCTGTATTAGCCATTTATTTAAACTCCGAACCTATCAACCTCTGGAAATGGAAACCTTTCCATATTGACCTTCAGCCGTAGGTGTAGATTTATCAACATTCACAGTCATCGACTCCTCGATTTCGTCTATGCGCTCCTGTTTGCGCTTTTGGTCTAGATCATAAACACTTTGTTCCTGTTCCATCAGCACATACATAACAGGCTTTCCGTTATGATCTACACTTTTGGTAGGCTTCATTACCACCTCTCCTGGCTGTAATGGCGTTGATTCTGATGGGGAACTCGTATCGTTCTCCTGTCCGAAGACTGGGGCATATCCAGCGGCAGCGTGTCTTTCTACTCTGCCTTTTTCATCCGCTACCCATCTCCTCGTAAATCCTTCTCTTCTTGAGGCCGACAGAACATCTCCACCGGTTACCGGGGTACGTTTCCGTCCGCTATTGCGATTCTTCAGTCCTATTTCTCGTAGTCTCTCAAATCGACTAGGAATAGTCGCCTCTGTGGCGGTTTGACTTTCGGAGGCTTTCTTTGCCTTATTTCCTGTTTCTTTCATAACTGTCTCCGTATGATACACTAAAAATCTAGGTTTGTCAAGTAGTATTGCACTACTCAATAGCACCCATATCTACCCACTGTTTTATGATGTCCTTACTGGAAAGACCCTTCTTAACCATCTGGTCATGTTGGTATCTGTACTCTTCAGGTAGAGACTCAACAGATACCCCTTTAGAAGAGCGATTCCCTGAAGCTTTAGGTTTGCCTACCTGTTGAGGAGTTTTGCGCTGAAACTGGTCAGGGTAAGCTTTCCTTACCATCTCCCCCACCTTTCCATACATCTCCGTAGGGTTAAAGTTAGCCCCTGACTGCTTGGCTATGTTGTCCCATGCCGAGTCAGCAAACATCCTCATCTCGTTATTGTTCCCATACCACTGGTTATCGCTTAACCATTTATCAAACTCAGGGTCACGGGTCGGGGCCGGTTGTGGTTCAGGGGCATACTGAACTGCGTTTATTTGATTGATTTGGTGTTCAATCTCCGCAACCTTATCCTTCTCGCCGTCCTCAATAGCCGTATCCCGTTCCACCATCAAGTCCCGTTTGGCACGTTCATACTCGGCGGCTTTCGCCCCCTTGAACGTATCCTTTAGCATCTCCTGACTCTGCATCAGTTGGTCAATCTTGCGACTCTGTGAGTTAATCTTCTCAAACAACTCACCACGCCTGTTGAACTCAGCCGCAGATACCCACTCTTTATCTCCCTGATGGACTTCATTGAAATCCTCTTCAGGCATCCATCCACCCTCTGTCGCTATTTTCTCAGCAGGGGTAAGTTCTACTTCCTGTGTTTTCTCAGTCTCCTGAGTCTCTTCAGTCTCTTCTATTTCTGACATGGTCTAACTCCATTAAGTTCGTGGCCTTTCATCAGGGCATACTCACACCCGTCATCACCTTGTATCCTTAACCCTGAGTAGGTTCCGTAAATGACTTCATCACCTACGTTTGCCCAATGCGTGTCGTCATAATCCATCCACGCTAGTGGCCCTACATCTACAAGAACTCCATATATCTGAGCGTTCTGCTCTTTCGCCTGTCCCTGTTTGGCAAGATAAATTCCACCTTCGGTCTTCTCTTCAATGTCTACAGGTTTAACTAAAACCCTGTCTCCCGCCGCCTTCCATCCACTCTTATTCATCTCCTACCTCCCAATCAAGACTTTCTGCTATCTGACCCATATCGAGGCTGAGGAACCTATCTATCGCCTCAACCTTACCCACGTTCAACGCCTGGAGGATAGGCTCGTGTAGGAACGATCCCTTGCCCATCTCCTCCAGGAACCATTGGCGGTCTTCCTTGAGCGCCCTGAACAGCACCATTGTTACCGGGTGGGTCTTCCAATCCTGGAACTGGGCCTTCCGGTCTTCCCATTCCTCCTTGTTCACTTGGGACTTCATGTTCTACCTCTCTCATTACTGCCGCATACATTTCCGCTGCATCCGCCAACTCTGGCTCTGGCGTTTCCTGCATCTCGGCAAAGTTTTTAAGCGCCCTGCTTCGACTCTCGAATACCTGGCCTGTCTTTTCAAATATCTTGAGTTCAAGTTCTCTGTTCTTAATCTCAAGTTTAATCTTCTCGTTCTCCAACTTCGCTGTCTCAATAAGCATCTTGGGATCTGGTTGGGGTTGGACTTCCATTATCTTGTGTGCATCAGGTAAAGCCAACGCTTCAATACTTCGTTTCACAATCTCTTTATTGTTCACTTCAGGTCGTCCATAGAACCCTTGCAACGCTTCCATCTTCTTCATACGGTGCATATCACTGACAACACCAGGATCTGAATAAGGGAGAACGTCAGTCTCGTCCTGTTGGTAATCGTTGATCTGAATTGTCTGTCCAGCCTTCTCATCAGGTTGAGGGTCAAGAATTCTAAAATATTCCTCATCCTCCATGTAAAGACGGTTAAGGTAAAACACCCTGCGGATTTCCTCCTTCAACGACCTGTGCAGTCGTCCTGCTATGCCCGTAAACACCTTCTCCCCCTGCTCAATTAAAGCAAGAGTGGTTGTAGCAGGGACATGAGTACCAGGAGACTGCCCCATTCGAGCGTCTGTAACACTAGCTAATTTCTCTCCACTCTCTATCATCATCCCCAAAAGAGAAAAGAGAGTACCTGAAGGTTCACTCCGGGGCATGGGAACGATGTTTTTTCTCAAATCATCACCCGTAGACTCGGTGAACTTCCATTCACCCGGCCTAAATCGGACATTACCGCCCCTCATACGGATACCTCGGCCAAGGAAACCACCACCTGTGTTGGCTAAAGTCCCTGAATCAAGCAACTGGTTGAGTACCGTGTTCACGGTTTTGTTTATTGGGTAAAGGAGATGGGCATACCCCATGTCATAAAACGATCCGTCAGCAGAAGGGATAAACCCATACTTCGTAAAGAAGTTCTCTGCCTTGATGTCAATGACCTCTTCTTTATCACTGAACTCAATAGAGTCCACATCAAACCGTTTCTCTATCCTTACGACATTCTGTGAAGCTTCATGCACTGTTACGATGTATGGTTCCTCATACCCGTCATCGTCTAGGTCTAGCCACCGGTGCTGCTCATGAAAGAAATGAGGCGTGTCCTCATCCGTCTGAGTCGCTCCTAGGAGTTCTGTAGGCACCTGGGCCGTCCCGTAGTCATACTCAAGGAAAATACCTGAGCGTTCCTTTGAGAGGATCTCATTCTTTGTATAAGGGATCTTATGCGTAACCCTTGCAGCATCTTCTAAAGACTTGGCCCAATAGTCCACTATAAGGTCATCTACGATGACTAATTCACTCTTAGGGCCATTATCCCAATACACTTTTTTAAAACACATCCCATCACCTGGAAGGACATGGAGCATTTTATCCATACTTTCCTCCCAGGCGGGGATGTCCTCAAGGAACTGGTAGTTCATATGTTGGGCTATGCGACTGCTGCGCTTAACTTTCTCACCACTGGAGTCATCACCCCATATGGCAGTTTTCACCACATTACGTCCCTGTACAAGCAAGGGGTAAGACCGTGAAGCGAACTGCATTGAAGCCATACTCATTAGAGGAAAGATTACATTAGCTGCTTCAGGCCAAGGGAAACTTTTAGCTTCTACCTCCTGCATACTTATCTTTCGGGCATCAAGAACTTTATCAAACCATTCCTGCCTTGAATCCTTATCAGTCTGGCAGTTTTTAACTACGTCAGACCCTATCCGGTTTAAGTCTTCTTCATCCATATTGTCTGCAATATTGTCCAATTGCAGTATTGTTTCTAGTTTCATTCTAATACCCTGTCATTCCTGTAGATTCACCCATCATCATTACACTATCTTCGTAATCATCATCATAAGCCTCCTCATGTATGTCCATAGCGAAAGTTAACGCCAATGAATCACCACAATCAGGGGAATACCCTATTCTCGCCTTTAAATCTGTCTTGCTTTCCAACTGTAAAGCATCATTTACCGTGTGTTTATACTCAATACTTTGCAGATCCTTTTTTAAATCGTCATCTTTAGGTATGTCTGCACCACTATTGAGCCAATTCTTCACCTTCACCCATGCTTCTGCCCGCTTATTGAAGTATAACTTCTTATCTTCAGGACTTCTACCCATGTTCACATCAATAATAATATGCCCCCACGTCCCGTGTTTAAGGATATCAACAACACCAGCACCTAAACCAACACCATCGACAAACACAGCCCTAGGCTGCCAATAATGGATGAGTCTGACCACCTTCTCTGTAACCTGGACATTGTCTAGTTCCCTGTGTTTCTCTATCTCATGCAGTTTACGGCCCTGGCGTACAACAAGTACCGTCTGGTCATCACCAAACCTAGCCACATCCACCCCTAGAACAACAGGCATGGCCCCGTATACGTCCTCTACCACCGTGTTGTTTATTGCATCAAGGATGGAATCAAGGGAAATCAACTGAGAACTACCTGTGCGAGGTAACATCCCCTTCACACGAATCCTTACGAAATCACTGTCCTCACCGTAGTCGTCAATCCATTCCTGTATCTTCTTCTGGTTAGCCTTCTTGGCGTTGCGTGAATCCACACGAAACTGATGCCACCTGTGAGCAAATTCACCCTCTAACACCTCAGCAAACATGCCAGTGTTCTGTGTAGGGTTACCAAAAGCTATCATCATCGACCCATCTGTCGTCAATGCGCCAAACGCAGTCTCCCAAATAACATCCTCTACCTCACTAGCCTCATCAAATATCATCAATACAGACTGATCATGGGTTCCGGCAAAGGCTTGTTTACGGGTTACACTCCACGGAATAGCCGCTGCGTACCATCTTTTAGGATTATGAACGTAGTAGAACCTCGTAGCAGTATGATGAAACCAGTGTTTATGTACCATTATCTCGTGCCATTTACCCAGCTCACGCCATGTGGTGGTCTCCAACTGGTTCTTTGTATTAGCAGTTACCTTGATAATGGGAGCGTTACGAGTACTCATAAACCATAATATGATCCATGAGATAAGGGCAGTCTTACCTACACCATGACCAGAAGCAGTGCATAACTGAGCAACTTCACCCGATATGTCGCCCTCTTCACTAGCTTTCCCCAACTCAATGAGAAATTCCCTCTGCCAATCATCAGGCCCATCCTCGTTAGCTAATTCTGTGTTCTCCTGCCCCCAAGGAAAGGAGAACATCACAAATCCCAAAGGGTCGTGCCTTAACTTAACTATGTGTTCTAATAAGACCTTCTCGTCTTTCTCAGTGAATACGCTCAATAGACCTCTTATACATATAGACTTGAATTTTCCACACTAAAAAAAAAATTTTTTTTCACCCAACATCTAATATGGAGTCGGGACGAGGACTCGAACCCCACAAAAAAATTTTTTTTAACCCCCACCTGAGCAAGTGCCATAGAAATCCATTTAGGACACCGTCTTGTCATCAGATGGGGGCATATCTATTACATTATCCGTATCAGAGACCTTATGAGGTTCTGACCCAGAGGTATTACGAGGTGTATATATATTGACACCATGGGGCTTGTCTACTAGGGTAGGTGTCCCCCCTGCCTTGGGTAAAGCATGCTTTATGGGACCCATTGCCTGTGCCTTGCCTGCTAGCCTCTCAATAGCACCGCCTAAATCGATGTTGACCACTGGTTGAGTCTTGCTACCCTTGTCACCAACTATACCCTCAACTTGTGCCATGAGCTTGATGCATTCGTTTGCCGTCTTTATATCGTTGTTATTATCACGAGCAATAGATAAATTGTTCTG